AAATAGGACCGCGGCACGCCGAAGGCCGCCTTGAAGGTGAGATTCTGGATGCTCGCGTCCATGCCGTACAGGTCTTCGACCTGGAGCACGTCATGGGTCACGTCGACCATCTTCGGGACTGAGCCCAGCCCCTGATAGGTCTCGGTGTCTGTGGTCGATGTGAATGTCTGGGCAATGTCCCGCCAGGGCTGAAGCTCCAGAGCGGCGACGAAGTCCATGTTGAACGCCGTCTGGAACCCCAATAGCGCACTGGCGAGCGTGCCGGGGGTTACTGTAACTGTCATTTCTCTCCTTTTCGGGCAATGAAAAAGCCGCCATCACTGGCGGCTCGCTCAGCCCGAAGTTCGCTTATGCAGCGACCGAGGCACCCTGGACGTAGACCCAGCCCAGCGTTCCGCTAATGAACTGCTCTAGCTTGCCTACGATCGCCGCCGTGGTTGATGTCAGCGTCACGGTGTTGTTGTCAGTGATGTACATGGTGTCACCCACCGTGCCCTGGGTGATGCTGGCCGTACAGGCGAAGAGCCACGATGTGTCATAGCCGACCTGAACGAAGTACGAACCCGCCGCCGCACTCGTGATCGTCTCCAGCGCCACACCCACCACCGTATCGGCGGCGACGCCGGTCGCGGCGTTCTTCGCCAGACCCGTAGTGGCGTCGACGGCCACCAGGGCGCCCTTCGGGATTGTCGTGGTGGCCGTCATCAGGTATCCACGCTGCTTGAAGGTTCCTTTGTGCTGCCGGTTGACGGCTGCTGCAATTGCTGTCATTTCTTCTCCTTAGCGGGATAGAGTTACCGCCCCCGCCTTCATGAAAAAGCCGCCCGAAGGCGGCGTGGGCTATGCGCGTCGGGGGCCTTAGCGGCGCCCGCGCCTCGGTGGTATTGCCTCCGCTTCCTCGGCCTCCGGGGCCTCCGGTTGCGGCTCTTCTTCGATCTTCGCTTCCTCGGCCTCCGGGGCCTCCGGTTGCGGGGTCATGTCATGGAATTGTGATGTGATGAGGGCGCACTCAAGGCAGAACACACGGACCCCGCCCTTGAGGTGGTAGGGGTCCACGGCCCTGCCGTCGGGCTTCTTGCAGCGTTCGCACGCCATCACTTGACCGCCGGGATCTTCGCGCCCTTCGTCCGCATCAGGGCATTGCGCGACTCTGCCGGGTTGTCATCATTCCAGATCCCGAGCTGCTTGGCCGCCGCGATCTCCTCCGCTGTGGGCTCGTACTGCTCGTTCTCGAACGATCCGGCGGTGCCGAGTTCTCCCATTGGAACCTTGGGCAGAGACGCGATGAAGCGGTTGAACTCGTCTTCGGATTTGCCCAGCGCCCATTCAAGGGCGAGCGCGCGGTTCGCCGGGGTGATACGCCCGTGCGCGATGGCCGCCTCGACCCGCGCCGTGGCCTCCATCTGCAGCATCCGCTCGCGGAGCTGAATGATCTCGCCCTTGTGCTCGTTGTCGGAGCCAAGGATGCGCTCGTGCGCCTCGTCGAGCTGTGCCCTGAGCTGCGCGGCTTCACCCTTGTCGGGCGCGTCGGCTTTCAGTGTCACCTCCGCCGTCTCCGCCCTCATGCGCAGCGCCTCAATCGCCGCCACTGGATCGGCGGTTTCGTCAAGCCCGAGAGCCTGACGGATGGCCTGTTCGTCCATTGTCATTGTGTCCTCCTTGGGACTGGGCTCCGGCGAACCGGGCTCTGCTGGTGGATCGTCGTTGGACTGGTTCACCCAGTCCGGGACTTTCGTGTAGTTGGACAGATTGAACATCCGCCCCGCATAGGCGTTTGACCTGGTGCCTAGCGCTTCATCGGCCAGTCCTGCAACGACCGCATCGTCGGCCTTGTACCACGTCTCGTCCCGCATTTTCTGGCGCCAGTAATCGGCGCTACCTCCGGCGCGTCCTGCGTAGATGCCCGCGATCTGGTCACCGAGCAGATTCAACACGTCGCCCATTTTGTCCATCGTGGCCGGGTCGCCCATTGCCAACCCCTGCGGCTCGTGGATCATCATCGTCGCCGACTGTGCCATCGTCCTCTTCTGCCCCGCCTGAGCGATGACAGACGCGATGCTCGCGGCCAATGAGTCCACCGTGACGTTGACGGCGCCTTCGTGGCGGCCCAGCGCATTGTAGATGGCGATCCCGTCGGCGATGTCCCCGCCGGGGGAGTTGATGTAGACGTTCAGCGCCTTCCCCTTCAGGCCGCGCAGTTCCCCGATTAGGTCGGAGGCGCGGATGCCCCACATGCCGATTTCGTCGTAGATGTAGAGGTCCACGCTATCGGCCTTCGCCTTGAGTTCATACCAGCTCTTCATGCCTAAACCTCCGCTACCTGTCTGAGCGTCACTGTAACGTCGTAAGACGTGGTGTCCCCCGCCATATCCGCCACCGCGCGGTAACCGTGCGGCTTCAGGTGGTGTTTCATGTGAGTTGCCGTCGGCACCGTCTGCGGCGCCAGCTCATAGAAGGCGGCGCCGTTCGCCACCGTCGCCGTTGCCACCGCCAGCCCCGCGCTGAACGGGTACAGGAACCGCTCTTGCGCGGCCGCGATTGCCAGCGCGCCCACCGCCACCGTCTCGAACGTCGCCCCCTCGTCGTAACTGGCCTCCAGCCGCACCTGTAATGTCCCGGTGGTAGTCCGCGCGATAGCCGTTAGGTTCGTGCGGATCTCGATTGCTTCCGTCAGCGGCTCCAGGGGCGTGTAGGCTCCGTTAAAGTCCGCTGTCCGGGATAGCGCCGGAATCAGCACAGCGGTCTTGGTTTTTGACCTCATACTCGTGTCTCCTCTCGCCGCCTCAGTACGGCATTGATGGCCCGTCGCGCGGCTCGCAGGCTGGCCGTGTCCATCTCGCCGATGTCTTCTTCTTCCATCTCCTCCGGCTCCATTTCGGATACCGGCGTCCCCTCCACTTCCGGAAGGCTCAGCAGGTCGCGGCTCTCCTCCTCCAGCGAGATGTCTGGCGTCAGCGCCTTCGCGCCAACGAGCTTCTGGATAGCATCGGCATATACCGCCACATCGCGCTGTTCGAGGCGCGAGACGCGCAGGCGCGGATAATCTGCGCCCGCCCAGTTGTAGCCCACCCACTGCTGGAACAGGTGCCGGTTCACGGTGTCGCAGATGGTGTCCGCTATCCCACCAAGAGCCAAGAGGAGGTATGATGTTTTGTCTCGGTGCATGGCAAGGGAGCCTGTAGAACCAGCGCCCATCGCCACAAACTCGGCGATCATCGAGCGAACGATCCTCAGATCGTGGTGCTCGATCGCCTCCTGGGGGCTGAGCAGGCTGCCCGCGCCGCCCGTCTCCACCCGCATTTTAGTTTGACCCTCCACCTCCAGAAAGTAGTTTCGCTGGTGTGCCGTCAGCGTCATCAGCGCCTTTTCCAATGCTTCCTTGCCGGGGGCGTCGATTGCTGTACCCATCAGCGTACCGACATTGATGCCCGTCGCGCGCAACTCGATGGCCATGCCCTGGATGAGATACAACTTATCCTTGATAAACCAGTGCTTGTAGGCCGAGCGGAGGATGGACGTGCCGCGGTAATCCGAACCTTCGAGGTCATTGATGAAGACGAGCAACTTATCTACAGGAATTTCCACCGGCGCGTTGCTTGGCGGCGCTGTCTGGCGTATGCCCGCCAGCCCGCCCTTGGCGTCAACGAGCCACTGCTGCACCGTCCGGGGGAGCCGCGGCGCCAGCTTAGACAGCCTAATCAGGCCATCGTCGCCCAACCGCCAGACCTTCTCGAACGGCATCACGCCATAGTCCAGGTGCAGGAGCATCTGGCGCAGCCACGAATTGAAGGACACGTTCATGTTGCTGAACAGGTCCTCTTCGATGACCTCTGCGATCATGCGGTCCAGCGCTGAATCGGACGCCCGCACCACCTTCCACTCGGCGTTGACGAGCGGGAGCTTGATGACGGTGAGCGCGGCTTTTACCTGCCCGTCGCCCTTACGCATCTTGTCATAGGTGTCGTAGGCGAAGACGCCGTTCAGGTCCGTGTTGTAGTCCTGCTCTGTGACGAACCCGGCGAATATCTGCGTACCGGTTGCGCCGAGCTCACGGAACGTCGGCTTCGTGGGCAACGCATTCTTTGGGCGGGTAGCACCACGGGTGATGTCAAAACCAGCGATTTTCAAAACTGTTGCCCCCGAATGGTAGCGAACTGCGGCTTAACTGCATCTTCGTCGTTTCCGTAGCCGATCGGTAACACCGGCGCCGCCGGCCCGCCCAGCCCCAGCGCTACCGCATCCAGACGCGCCCGCCACGACAGACAACCCGCCATCGCCAGGTCAATCTTCATCGGCGAGTCGCCCCGCTCCTTCTGGATCACCCACAGCGGCACACCGTCCGCGTCCCGCTGATTGAGCATCCGCCGGCAGGCGTTACCGATGTGCCTCTCGAAGTCGGCGTTGCCGTCGTGCGTCAGCTCCTCGCCCAGCGCAATCGCGTTCGCGTAGTTCTTCACCGCCACCGCCATCTTTGTCCATTGGTTCGTCGCCCATTGCACGACTTGGTCACCGAAGGCTGCAGACCACGCCGCCAGCCACTCACCCCACCCGTAGGGGTCGGCGTACAGCCGCCACACGTTGTACCGCTCGAACGCCTCCCGCATCACCTCGTCCACCTCCGTCGCCGGCACCGTCCACCCCTCCCCCTCCGGCCCGTAAGGCTTTTCCCAGATCCCGATCATCCACTGGTATCCGTCGGCCACCCGGGTCCCAACTATCCCCGTCGAGTCCTCCGACCGCGAACCATCGAATCCCAGCGTTATCAGCTCCCGCTCGCCGACGATCACCCCCGGCCGCGCCAGCGTCTTCCATCTGGCCACATCAAAAGCCCGGCCGCTCGCCTTCTTTGGTATGTTCAACCAGACCCTATCGAGATAAAGGGGGTCCTGCGTCGGGTCGTCCCACTGCCGGGTGATCGCCGTCACATCGGCAAACTTTGAAGCATCCTGGCCTTTCGCGTCCACCACTGCTGCGCGTAGCCCCTTTTGCGTCGTTAGGTCGTGCTCCGCCCCCGCCTGCCGGTGGAAGAAGAAAAAGTCCGTCCCCTTCGTTTTTCCCGCCGCCACCGCCCGTGCGTAGTCCATCGCGTCTTCCGCTACCGACCCCTCGCCCGGCGAGAACGCCGTCGTCGTCTCCAGCCCCCAGGCGTCCGCCAGATACCGTTTCGGGATGTTCGCCTGCATCGTCCGGAACGCAGCCTTCTGCCGGGGCAGGATAAATCTGTGCGTCTCATCGAAGCTCTGGAACGTGGTTCTCATGCCATCGTTCGAACTGGGCGCGCTCGCCACCGGCTCCGCCTTGCCGTCGCCCCGGATCCTCATCACCCGCTCGAGTCCAATATCGAAGTCGGATGCCAGGGGTCCGCGGTCAAGCACCACGCACAGCGTTCCAAATGCCAGCTCTTCTGTTTGCTCTTCCGTATAGGCCATCATCGGGATGTAGGGGTCCCGCACGCCGTCGCCGACGGGCTCCGTCGGGTCGCCGCGTAGCCCCCACGAAACGCATCTAACAGGCGCGTCTTGGTGCAGCTCGCAGGCCGCGATCCACGACGCCATCTCCGTCTTCGCCCACCCCTTTGAAACGGATATTTCTGCCCGCTTGAACCGCCGCCTCCCAGCCATCACACAGGGCTTGCCCTTGCAGCCGGGGCTCCCGCATCCCGCCTTCGTCATGTGCTCCAGCGGGTACACCTCATACAGCCGGTGGATCAGCGCCCGCTTCTCATCATCCAGCACCGCCGGCTCGCCCCGCAGGTCCCCCGGCCCAAACACCAGGTAGCGCTCGATGAACTCGCACACCTGCGGCCCCAATGTCGGCCAATACTCCTCATCCAGCGCCGGCACGCACAGTACCTCGCTCACGCCGCTCGCCTCTTTGCGACGCCGCCGGCCTTCCGGCGGTCCCGTCCGCCCAGGCATTTCTCGGCGTGCTGGTAGCTCCGCGCGTGGCTCCTGCACTTGCGGCAAAGCGTCGCCCTCCGGCCCGGCCGCTTCACCTTCCTTAGCAGATA